TAACTTAAACCGCACCGGTGCAGTCACACAGTTAGCAAACCTAGGTAGATAATGCCGGCGGCAGTATTTAAGGCGGAGATAGATTTTAGCAATGGAGCTAGCTTTGACCCGAGCCTTGTCCTTGATGACATCAATACAGTTTTAGACTCAGCTGTTTTAGGTACAGCTGCGGCGGATGTTGTAGATATAACAACCTTTGTAACTCAGTGCTACATAAGGCGTGCCTTCAATAGATCCTCTGACTCATTTATTGGCGGCATCGCCAAGATTGTTTTTGTAGATCAAACAGGTGAATTCAATCCAGCCAATACCGGATCACCTTTGTTTGGCAAAATTAAACCTATGCGCAAAATCCGCATGACGGCAATTTTTAACAGTATCAATTACAGTTTAGGATCTTTTTATGTGCAAGAGTGGAATTACCAAAGTCCTACAGGCTTTGACCCTGCCTATGTGACTCTTAATTGTGTTGATGGTTTTCAGCTTTTGAACTTGACTACAATCACAACAGTCAGCGGTGGCAGTGCGGGACAAACTACAGCTCAAAGAGTCAGCAGCCTGTTGGATGCCGGAGAATGGCCAGGCGGCATGAGGGAGATCTCTACAACGGCAACTACAACTGTCCAGGCAGACAGTGGCAGTTCAAGGTCTTTGTTAGCAGCCCTGCAAGAGTTAGAGCAGACCGAGGCCGGAGCTCTGTATGTAGATCAAAGAGGCTTTGTTAAGTTCATGTCTAGGTCGGACATTATTACAGACTCAGGTGGTACTTTGACAAAATTCTCAGATGTAGCTTTGTCTGGAGATATTACTTATCAACAGGTTGAGTTTGACATCTCTGATTATCAAATGATTAACAAGGTTACAGTCACGCCTGCCACACTTTCTGGTCAAACTGCAAGTGATTTGACAAGCATTGACGATTATTTCCAACATAGCCGGGTTAGATCTGGCATTATGCAGACTGAGGCAGATGCTTTAAATCAGGCACAAATGATTATTGCCTCAAGAAAAGAGCAGGGTGTTGATATACAACTAAATTCATTGACCATAGATGCCTACAGCGAAGAGGATCCGACAAGGGTTACTGCAGCTTTAGAGCTTGACATTTTCAACCCTATTGAGGTTACTCAAACCTTACCTGCAGGCAATGTGGTCAGTGATAGCGTTATAGCGGGTGTACAATATCAAATTACCCCTAATTCTTTTCTTGTAACATTTTCATGTGCTCAACCCTTTTCCGTTGGTTTTTTGTTAGACTCGGCGGTAGATGGAAGAATTGATGAAGACAGTTTGAGCTACTAGGAGATACATGGCAAAACAAACCTTTACAGTCGGTCAGGTATTGACCGCCGCCCAAGTAACATCTCTGCAACAAACGGCAATGTTAGGCGGGGCTGCACAAGCCAAAACAGCCTCATACACATTGGTGGCTGCAGATGCCGGCACAGCCATATCAATGACCTCTACATCTGCTACAACAATTACAGTCAATACAGGTTTGTTTGCAGCCGGTGACACAGTATTTATTCAAAATTTAGGCAGCGGTAATTTAACTATTACAGCCGGTTCAGCTACAGTTTCAACTGCAGGCAGTTTAATTTTGCCAACAAATGATGCAGGTGTTTTGTACTTTGTATCTACCGGCGTGTCAATCTTTTATGACTTTATACAAGTAGGAGCCGCATCTCCACTTACAACAAAAGGCGATCTGTATGGCTTTAGTACATTAGATGCACGCATCCCAATTGGTGCAAATGACACAGTCCTCACAGCTGACTCTACTCAAAGTCTTGGCCTCAAATGGGCTGCACCTGCTAGTGGTGGAATAACCTTAATTAGCACAACTTCTTTTACAGGTTCAACACTCACATTGAGTTCTATTGCAGGAACTTTTAAAAATCTTTATTGTGAGATTACTGGGCTTTATGGTGATTCGACATATCAAGATGTAAATGTAAGATTTAATGCTGATACTGGTTCAAATTATGATTTTGGAAGATTTGGAAGTCAAGGCACTGGTACAGACATTACAAACTCAGCGGCTCAAACAAGTTTGCAAATTGTGTCAAGTGGTACAAACTCAGGTGCTTCAGAAAAATCAAGCGCATTTCTAAATATTTACAATTATGCTCAAACAAGTGTGCCTGTTGTCTTTATGGGCTTTGGTAGAGGCAAACAAGATACTAATTTCAAATCTGTATTTATTAACGGACAATACAGAAATGCCGCAGCCATAACCTCAATTTCATTTATTGCTTCTGCTGGCAATTTCTCAGCAGGTACAGTCAAACTATATGGAGTAAACTAATGAACAGCATAAAAGAAGTTAATGTTCAAACGGGTGTAGAAAAAGAGCGTGAAATGAACGCTAGTGAATTAAAACAATATGAAATTGATAAAATAAAAACCGAAGCAATTCAAGCAGCGATAGTAGCAAAGGCTCAGGCTAAGGCAGAGTTGCTTGAGCGTTTGGGCATAAATGCTGACGAGGCTAAATTACTCTTAGCATAATCTTGAGGGATTGTGTAATAACTTATGATGGCAAGTATTAGAGAGCTGACAAGCCCAAACGGATGGCCGGCCAGTGAAGACAGAAAAGCAATTGGCATACAGTCTTTTGCTATACCTGGTACTAAACTTAAGATTGTTTGTGCCAAAGATGTGGCACCAATTCTTATTGCCTTTTGTAAAGAATTCCATGACCTTGTAGAGCCAATAGATCAAGGTCAATTAGATGACTGGGGATACGCTTTTAGAATGACCAGAGGATCTGACAAAGTATTAAGTAATCACAGCTCCGGTACAGCGGTGGATCTAAATGCTTTAAAACATCCACTAGGCAAGTCAAATACATTTAACAAAGAACAGTGTAATATAATCACATTACTAATAACTAAATATGGCTTGGCTTGGGGCGGTCATTACAAAAAGCGCAAGGATGAGATGCACTTTGAAATTGCTCTGACCAAGGATCAAGTCATACAAAAAATCAAACAGTTAGGATTATGATGAAACTTAGCGCAAAACAAAAAGCAATTGTAAAATCTTATGCACGCAGCGTAGCTGTTGCCACTGTCACCACAGGTTTGGCTTTGATAGCAGATGTGCGCCCGGAGTTATCTATCTTGGCAGGTGCACTTGTGGCACCTTTGATCAGATATTTTGATGGTCAAGATAAGGCTTTTGGCCGCAACAGCTAATGAGTTTTAATGACATGGCGGCCTTAGCTGTAGCACTTTTAACAATCATTGGCTCATTTATTGCAGCTGTAAGATGGCTTGTCAAGCATTACTTATCAGAGCTTAAGCCTGATAATAATGGCCAACATAATCTTGAGGGTCGGATCTGTAGAATTGAAAATAAGTTAGACACGCTCTATGAAATCCTAATAACTCAAAAATAACCTGCATACCCTTCTCCTATGAAGAGCTGCGTTATAGTGCCAACTAGGGGCAGACCTGAAAACATGACTAGATTAGCTGCATCCTTTGTTGGCACAAATGCAAGTGCAGATCTTTATGCTGTCATAGATAATAATGATCTCAAATGGAACGAGTACGCCAAGGATGACTCTTATGTTTGCCTACCTGCAGAAAACAAAACAGGCGGCTGTGCGCACGCTCTTAACAGTGCTGCAGAGCTTTTACTTGATTTTGCTAACTACCCTTTTTATGATCTGTATATCTTTATGGGTGATGATCACCTGCCTAGATCGGCTGATTGGGACAAAGCTCTACAAAAAGCGTTGATGGGCAAGACAGGCATTGCCTATGGTGATGATCTGCTACAGGGTCAAAACCTGCCTACGGCTTATGCAATGACTAGGGATATTGTTGAACATCTGAGGGGTATGACCTTCCCCGGATGCAAGCATCTATATTTTGACAACTTTGTAAAACAATTAGGCATTGACCTAAATTGTCTAATTTATTTACCAGATGTAATCATTGAACATTTACATCCGGCTGCCGGTAAAGCTGAGATGGATGAGGGTTATGCCAGGGTCAATCAACCAAAATGGTACGAAGAGGATCTGCTAACTCTACAAAAATACTTAAGATCACAAGAGTATGCAGATCTTGTCAATAAACTTAAATGAGAGTATTGATAACAGGCTCTCACGGTTTTGTTGGCAGAGCCTTTAGGAGAGCCTTACCCTACGCACAATTGACCTTAGTAGATCTTAAGAATGGGACAGACTGTAGGGATTTTTTTAAGCTAGAAAAAAAACAATATGATTTAGTGATACACCTGGCAGCTATTGTAGGCGGCAGGCAACAGATAGAAAATCAGCCTTTAAGTTTAGCTGTAGATCTTGCCATTGATGCTGAGTTTGCCAATTGGTGCATGGTCACAGAGCAGCCCTATGTAGTCTATTTCAGCTCTTCGGCTGCATACCCAATAGAGCTGCAAACCTTGTCCAAGAAACATAAACTGAAAGAGAAAGACTTGAACTTTAAAAAAATTGGTGCACCGGATATGAGTTATGGTTGGGCTAAATTGACAGGTGAGACATTAATGAGTTACCTGCGAGATGCTGGGACTCAGGTCTTAGTGCTGCGACCGTTTAGCGGTTACGGCACTGACCAAGACATGACCTACCCATTCCCATCAATAATACAAAGGGCGATCATGAACAAAAATCCCTTTGACATCTGGGGGCGTGCAACTACTACCAGGGACTTTATACACATTGATGATGTTGTAGATGCTGTGATCACAATGGTGCAAAACAATTGCAATCAAACTGTTAATCTTTGTACAGGTAGAGCTACTACTTTTTTGGATCTAGCTCAAATGGCTTTGAAGACTTTGGGTATAGACAAGATGCCTAAGTTTAATATTTTGTCCGACAAGCCTGCAGGCGTGGCCTACCGGGTCGGCAACCCAACAGTCATGAGTGATTACTACACACCAAAAATAAGTTTAGAAGAGGGCGTGCACCGAGCAATATCGGGCATCCTGTGATTTAGACTTATGCCATGGCAACCACACGCAAACGCAAAAAGCCTGTAAAAAAAAGGCGTAGGACTACAAAAGAACCTGTACTGACCAAGTTAGACTTTTGGGCAATTGCAGCTAATGAGGTTTATATGGCTTGCCGTAAAGCAAACATGGATGAAGGTATAGCTCTAGCTTTTGCCATGGATAGATCAAGTTATCCTGATTGGATTGTAGATCCAAAAGACCCTATAAAAAATCCACTGGATGATTTTGATGAGGATGACGATTAAGCGAGACCGGTCATTTAATGCACGCTATCTGATCTGTTCAGACCTG